GCTCTTCTTCCGAATTTCTTTCCGCATTCTTTCAATTTTGCGATAATCCACAGGCCTATTCTCTGATATAAGCTCAAATGAACTATAGTTCTTTGTTTCATACACTCTCATTTGTATTGCCTCCGTTTACTTGTTTTGGTGAAATGTTGTACCAATATTTATAGCCACAATCATCATCATAAATACTTATCTCTTCTAGCTGTAAATTACTATGAATATGAATTTGCGCCAAATCTTCTTTAGATATGTGTTTCCAATATCCTATTCTTATGTACCTTGACTCTTGGCTAATGCTATATTTAAACACAACACTCTCATACCCATATATCTTTAGTAAAAGACCAACTTTATCTTCATCTTCTGACTTAACACTATTGTATAAACGAGGATAGTTGACATCTTCTGGAGTTTTTATCAATGTATATTTACCATACTTAGTGCCATATTTATTCTTAACTAGCTCTGTCTTGATATTCATCCCATTATGATGTTTTAAAGTATGAATGATAGCAGCTAACCTAAAGCATCCATATCTTTCCAATGCATCAATAGGAGTAATAGACTGACCCGATTGAAGATGAGCCCTAACCTTGCTCTTTTGTGTTATTCTTTCCATTATTCTTCTCCTTTATTTTTTAAATATTCATTGTACCTTTTAATAGTTTCATTAAAATAATCATTATTGTTTAAGTAAAAGGGCACTGCAACAGACATGCGGAGTCCGATATATCTTATAGTGTAGTTATGGATATATATTACAATGCCCTCTATTATTAGTTATTGACCAAGTTAATATGAATTGTATTGTATTATTAGAATAAAAAGTTACTGCTAATTAAAATATAAATGATACCGATAGTAAGATATATTACTACATTGTCTATGTATTGTTTAAATAGTTTCATGTTATACTGCCCTTATAATAATTAAAAGAAAAAAAATCAATAGAACCAAGAGAGGATGGGGCCATCTTGGATTCACCCGACTGGCCCCACTCTCTTGTGTAATTAGAACCCTTCTTCTGCTGCCAAATCATCCATAGCTTGGTCGAGCTCGGAATTCTCTAGGTTGCCCACTGCCTTTGGGTCTGCTAGGTATCTGAAGCCTGAGCCTGTATGCTGGACTAGATGGAACTCTGAACCTTCGTGCGTTATGGTAGAGTCAGAGACCTGTGCTTCGATAGGTACTATCTTCTTACCATCATCGGTACTTACTGGTACTACTACTTGTATCTTTCTCATAGTGATACACTCCTTTTATGGTTAACTAAAAATCGGATTTTCATAATCCGCCAGAAAGGTTTACGAGCTAAGTATATGTCTATTTCAAAATCCTACATTTTTTTTCTAAAAGAACTTGGTCAAATAAACCTTTTGTATAGCTTGACATATAGTCTAAATTCAAGGGTGGTAGGGTCAGGGTTTATTAAATAATAATGTGTAAAGTTTATGGCGAAAGAATTAAAGGAATTATCTAAGCTCCCGGTTGAGCATCAATCTCTTATACTTGAATCTTTATGTAAGAAGTATCAAGCTATAGAGATAGATGATAAAGTGTTCTTAATTCCAGAAGAAGTAAACGAGTTAATAGATAACTTAGTAATGCAGTTAAGCGATTTATACGCATTAAGAGAGAGAGATAGAATTGGAACAGAGGAAAATTAAAAATATATCTCACTATGTCTATGATGACATAGATGAGTTTAGAGAGCATCATCCTAACACAGTAGTCCATCCAGACTGGAAAAAAGCTGATGAAGGTGATTGGGTATATAGTGATGATGATAGGATTATCCAGTTACTGAAAGTAGCTAAACAAGTAAACCATCATAATGACAGGAAAAATTACAAGTTTGCTAAAGGATGGGTAAGGACTGTAGTGGGTAGTTTCATTAATAGACCTAATACTAAAATGGATACTGACTTTAGTGAGCATAGCAATAGGTACACTTTTAGCAAAACTATCAAAAACGCAAGTCAGAGAGTCACTGAAAGAACTAAAGTGACTAACAAAGAAAAGCATTTCGCTACTAATGTTGTAGTGGGTATGGGTGCAGTAGAAGCTTACAAAAATGCATATAAAGAAATGTCAGACCAAAAAGCAAGTAAAAAAGCAACAATACTACTAAAACAGGAGAGAGTAATGAAAGAGATAGAAAAGTCTGTATTAGACGTAGCTAAAGAAATGGGAGTTGACCATAAGTACGTCTTAAACAAATTGAAGAACCTTGCTGATTATAGCGAAGATGACAATATCATTTTACAGTCTACAAAAGAGCTAGGTAAGATTGTTGGTACATCAGGTACTGTAATCAAACAGAGAGAGACAGGACTTCTTGGGGTATTTCAGGGATTTTCACAAGAAGAGTTAGAAGGAGCTTCAAAAGGACAAAAAAAATTAAATGGAGATACTGCAAATGAGATGCCCTAAATGTAATTCTATAAAAACAACAAAGAATGGGGTTAAGATTCTAGTAACTGGGAATAGAACTCAAGAATTCAAATGCGGTGATTGTAATAGATATTTTTCCATACAAATTTCTGTTAACGATATTTATGAATTAAAGGCTGTTGAGCCGGGGGACATATTAGAAGTTGATGGTGGAAAAGGGTTAAAGATACATGGGCTTACAGATGTTCATGTAGGAGCAGTTGAGCATGATTTTAAAAAGTTTAAAGAGGCTGTCGATATAATAGAAAAAGATGATGATGCTAGATGGTTTGGTAATGGCGATTTATTAGAGTTAATCCCTCCTCATTATAAAATTAATCAAAGAGGTCAGGATATTCCACCAGAAGAACAATACTTAGAATTTTCTAGGTTAGTAGACCCCATAAAAGATAAATGTTTATTTATCAGAGGTGGAAACCATGATTACATACGTTCTTTTAATATTTTAGACTTTGATGTATGCAAGGTATTGGCAAAAGAAATAGGCGTTCCATATTACAGAATGCCCGGTTATACAAGGATTCATGTAGGGGATAGTTCTTATAACCTTGTTTCTGGTCATGGGAAGTCTAGTGGGAAGAATGGTGATTTAGAATTAGATAAGATGGCCTCTGTTTATAGTCAAGGAGACGTATTCTTCTTAGGTCACAATCATCAATTATATGTTAAGCCTATGGATAGCTTAATTATAGGGAAAGACAATACAGAAGAGATGAAAAGAAGATGGTATATAAGAGGTGGCTCATTTCTAAGGTATGCAGACTATGCGAGATATTCTTTCTTCCCCATAATAAGAACTGGTTGGACTACTATAGAATTTAAAGAAGAGGGTATTCACTGTTGGGAAAATTAGATAAAAAAGTATTTATATGGCAAATATAAACAGCCAGAACATAACGAAAGCTGAAGAAGCTCTCCAATTAGCTCACAAAGACCTTATATCATTTGGTAAGTTATTCTTGCCAGATGACTTCATGCGCAGTGAAACTCCTTTCTTCCACTATGAAATGTCTGATGCTATAGACGATAGAAACGTAAAGCAACTTGCAATCATTATACCTCGAGGACATGGAAAGACTGTATTGACAAAAGCATCAATTATAAAAGATTTTGTTTTCTGTAAAGATAGAAATGATTTCTTATTTTATGCTTGGGTTTCTGCTACCCAAAAGCTTAGTGTTGGGAATATGGATTATGTAAAACATCATTTAGAAAACAATGATAGAATAAAATATTATTTTGGTAATCTGAAAGGTAGAAAATGGACAGAAGAAGATATTGAGTTATCAAACGGGTGCAAGCTCATTTCCAAGAGTAATGTCGCTGGGATTCGTGGAGGAGCAAAACTCCACAAAAGATACGACCTCATCGTACTTGATGATTTTGAACATGAAGCAAATACCATCACACCAGATGCAAGAGATAAGAACGCAAATCTGGTTACCGCTGTGGTATATCCTGCTCTTGAGCCCCACACTGGTAGGCTTCGTGTTAATGGTACTCCTGTCCATTATGATTCTTTTATTAATAATCTTCTTACTAATCATGCAAAAGCTAAAGAAGATAAAAGAGAATTTGCTTGGAGAGTAATTACATATAAAGCTATTACAGATGAGGGAGCCCCTCTTTGGGAATCATTTTTTAATAAGAAAAAGCTTGAAGAAAAGAAGAAGTTTTATTCTGATTCAGGGCAACCGCAGAAATTCTATCAAGAATATATGATGGAAGTAATGAGTGAAGAAGATGCAGTCTGGACAAGAAAACATATCATATACTGGGATGGTTACTTTAAAAATGAAGGTGATATGAATTATTTAATAATTAACAATGATGAAATACCAGTAAATGTGTTTATAGGCTGTGACCCTGCTACAGATATTGATACTAAACATTCTGACTTTAGTGTTATAATGGTAGTCGCTGTAGATTCAAATAATAATGCATATGTTTTAGAATACGAAAGACATAGAAGCATACCTACTATTGGAAGTAAAGACCCTTCAACGGGAGATATAGTAGGAAAAAAAGGAGTAGTGGATTATATAATAGAACTCCATGAGAAATATAACTGCACTTCATCAACTGTAGAAGATGTAGCAATGAATAGAAGTATCTTCCAAGCATTAAATGAAGAAAGAAGACTTAAAAATAAGTACCATATTTCAGTTATTCCAGAGAAACCCGGTGGTCAACAAAAGAGAAATCGTATATATAGTGGACTTTCGGCCCGCTTTAGCATGGGAACGGTACATATTCGTAAAAATATGTTTGATTTAATCAACGAAATTGTTACTTTTGGCCCCAAAATGAGTCACGATGACACAATAGAGAGCCTGTATTACGCACTAGTTCACGCTTTTCCGCCAAATTTCAGCAAAAATAAAGAAAAAAAGTGGTTTAAAACTATAAAAAAAGCAAAAAGTTGGGTAGTAGCATAATGGCAGGTAAAAGTACACATAGAATTGAGAATCCTAAAAGCATGGGCAAATCATCGCTCGAAACAAGGGCTAAGGTTGGTTCTACTGAAGTAGATGTTGGTGGGCCTAAACATTCTTATTGGCAGTCATTTATGCCTAAAGTCAAGTCATTTGTGCCAAGAAAACTTAATGTACTTTATTCTCAGAGGAAGAAATAATGCCTAGATTCGGTAGACGCTCGAAAGAAAGATTAAAAGGAGTTAATGTTAAGTTGGTAAATGTCCTTAATGAACTTATAAAGATTATGGATGTTACCATTATTGAAGGACTTCGGAGTAAAGAAAGGCAAGCTGAACTCCTTGAAAAAGGAGCAACGAAGGTTAAATATTCAAGGCATATGGAAGGCAAAGCTGTTGACTTAGCCCCTTATCCTATAGATTGGAACGACAGAGAACGGTTTCATTATATGGGAGGTATGGTGCGTGGTATAGGGAAACAAATGAATGTTAATATCCGCTGGGGTGGCGACTGGGACTCTGATGGAGAGATATCAGATAATAAGTTCGATGATTTAGTTCATGTAGAGATTAGAGATTAATGGCTAGACAGTCTAAAAAATTAGTAGATAATGTTGTTGACCTTTTCAAAAAGGCAAATTCAAGCGAAAGACAAAAGTGGCAATCAGACTCTCAAAAGAGTAACGAGTTTTTTTTAGGGGAGCAACTGACTGCTCAGGAAATAGAAGATTTACAGTCTGGAGGGATGCCTGATTTCATCATAAACAGAATAACTCCTGTAATTGAAATGATGAAATTTTTTGCAACTGCTAATAACCCAAGATGGCAGGCAGTCGGGGCTGAAGGAAGTGATTCTGATGTAGCTGCACTCCATGCTGATATAGCTGATTTCTGCTGGTATAATTCAAACGGCAATAGTATTTATTCAAGCGTAATCCAAGATGCCCTAGTAAAGGGTGTTGGATATATGCAGGTTGATGTTGACCCTGACCAAGACAGGGGAATGGGCGAGGTTGTTTTTAACTCAGTTGACCCTCATGACGTATATGTTGACCCAACTTCAAGAGACTTTTTGTTTAGAGATTCAAGTTATCTCATAGTCAAAAAGGACATTCCTAAGGAGCAACTTATTAGATTGTTCCCAGATGATAAAAGAAAGATAAATTCTGCTCAACCAAGTAATTTAAGTGCTAATGACTACAGTTCCAGAGACCTTGCCTCAAGTGAAATCATATTTAATGCAGATGTTGGAAAAATCGCATATAAAAAAGATGGAGAGGAAGATGAAATCTTAGATTTTTATGAAGCCTACTTCAAAGAGAAGATTGCATATATGAATCTTTTCATAAATATGCCTCCTTCACCTGAAGAGATGAATCAGATTAAGATGGAAGTGGAAGAAAATCTATTGAATATGAAAAAGGAAATGGCAGTTAATCTTGAGGAGCAGAAACTTAAGTTGTCTCAAGCCGTGCAACAAGGTGAAATGATAGAGGAAAGAGCGATTCTCGAAATTGAGAAGGCTGAGAAGTCAATGTCAGAAGAACTCGAGCGTCAAAGAGTCATGCTGACTAGTCAAATGGAAGAAGCTAGAACAAGAATAGAGAACAGGGTTATTACAGAGGTTGAATATGACTTGATGAAAGAAGACCCTCTTCTAGTTTTAAATATTGTAGATGCAATAAAATTTTATGAAAACAGAATAAAGTTGTGTGTAATAGCTGGTGACAAACTATTATATGAAGACATACTTCAGATTAGGGATTATCCTATAGTCCCATTCGTCTATCAACATACTGGAACTCCTTTCCCTCTTGGAGCAGTCTCCCCATTGGTCGGAAAGCAGAGAGAGTTGAATAAAGCTCATCAAATTATGATACATAATGCGAACTTAGCCTCAAATTTGAGATGGATGTATGAAGAAGGTTCTGTTCCTGAAGAAGAATGGGAAAAATACTCATCATCCCCCGGAGCTTTATTAAAGTATAGACAAGGATTTGCTCCTCCGGCCCCAGTTCAACCACTTCCATTAAACTCTGCCTTTTACGGAATTACTGAAAATGCAAAGAGAGACATGGAGTATACTTCAGGCATATATTCTTCAATGCAGGGAGACACTGGTTCATCTCCAGAAAC